TAATGACCAGTAAGCTAAGTAGTTCATAAGATAGAAACCATTTACTCCGATACCAATGTCTCTAAAGATTTCGTCTGCTCTTTTTTGAGATATAGTACCTAATGTATCTGTCTTATTCTTTTTTAGTAGTGTTTCGTACTTGTAAGCATAATCGTGTACAAGTCCACCTACTAAAAGCACACCAACTGGTGATAAAAATGAAGCCAAGAATTTAGGTATACTTGCACCATCAAATTTAAAACCTGCCGGTATTACAAATTGTTCTCCGTTTAATGTGTATTCAAAGTCTTTTGCAATTTCCCAATGTCTAACACCGAGTAACCACATCTTAATCATTGTAAAGAAACCTTTACCTTTTGTGGCAATCTTCATAGGTTTCATTAACGGATAATCTCCGAAAGAGAATGTGTGACATTTAGGTTTCTTTTTATCAAATAAATTGATAACAAAACCTAAAATTATTAAAGCAATTAAAACTGTCCACATCCAAAATTTTATTGCTAAACCTATTACTAGTTCCATACTAATCCTTTTTTATTACACCTTTTTTTTGTAAATACTTATACAAAGGTGTATCTTTTTTATTTTTACTTGCGTTCAAACCAACGCCTCTATTATCTCTACTGCCTGTTCCTTTTGGTGGTGTATCACCAAGAGAGGCCATAGGGTGTGCGTTATCTACGCCACCAATTCTAACACCTGTGACACCCATATATTCTTTAAAACTTTTAGTCATTGTTGTATTTATCTTTAAAGGTTTTGTACTCTTCAACATCTTCAACAAACTCTATCTTTTGTTCTTCGCCATCTATGGCGGTTTCTATCTTGGTAATCTTATCTAATACACCTTTTAAAACAACATTGTTATTATCATTGTTCTCTTTGATGTTTTTACCAAGTCTTTTAAGAATGTCAGGTTTTTTTTCTTTTGGTTTTTTACCATTTGGATTCATGTCAACACCGCCACCTGCAACAGAATTAGCTGGGGCGTCTTCACTCATCTTATTAATTATTTCATCAATCATTTCTTTATAATGCTTTGGCATAATCGTACTCCGAAACCAGTTCGCCGTCTTTTTCATATATGTCTATGCCGAAACAAGTCATATATGGCTCTGCGTTTATCTCTGGTATTTCTCTAACTTCGTTTAAAATTTCATCATAAAGATTTTCTTCTTTTAAATGCTTTATGATGGCACTCTCTATGGCGTCTTTGTAATCAGCATATTGTTTATCTTCTTTGATAAGTAATGCTAATGCAACACCAAAAGTTCCTAATCTACTGCCTAGACCGGCCTTTCTCAATATTCTTTTCAGATTAAATACAAATCTATGAAGCATAGTATAATGTTTTCTATCTGAACCAGTTTTAATGGTCTTCATAGGTCTCAATGTCTTACCATCTTTATCTATAATGCCTCTTTTAAATGCCTCTGTTTTTTCAAACGGAGTTACCAGCATTTTGACAACACGATAAGTTATTAAAAAATCAATTGCTCTACTCATAATTGTGTTAACATTTCCTCTGTATTTCTATCTGCTTCCATGTCAATAAATTCATGTGGGTATAGATAGTCAAGATAATTAAATATAGCTTTTAAAATCGGCCAGTATTCTTTATCTATCTTAAATAACAATAGCGTTATTGCTCCTTCTACACCAAACACATTAGATAATACAACGATATGGTTTAATACCAAACGAATTTTCATCTCATGGGTTATTTTATATCTACGAAATAACCTTTTGAGGTATTTAAACCTCTTCAAGTCATCATAAAATTCGACTTCTTTTTCTAAAGTCGGGTTATCATATGTGTGTTGTGCATATAATAACCAATTCTCATTGTTTATCTCTTTGAACATTTCACTTTACTCTGTTAGATTAAACTAACTTTGCAAAGACTTTAGATGTTCCTGTACTTAATGTTTCGTATTGCACTTGCAATTTTAGGCCGCCCTCTTTTCTATGAGAAATACCGTCATCATTAATATCGGAACCGTCAATGTCTTTACCAAATCTTCCGCCGAATTGTGTCACTTCTAAATTGATTGTACCTTTGTCCTCTTTAATAGCAGGGACTTCAAAGCTTAAACCAATTGTTTGTAATTTTTCTCGTAGTTGATTAACAGCCGCTTCACAATTCATATATTCTTGATTGCCTACTGCACCTACAAAAGCATTTACTTTTTTAAGAACATCAGGATTGTCAATGTTGTGAGCACCGATATTACTATCTTCGGGTGATACACTTGTCGTTGTACCCACTTGCCCAGCACCATATTTACCTTGATGGTCTTCTTTGATATGCTGTTTAAATGTTTTCATTTTTTTCCTCGTTATTTTCTTTCTTCTCGGTTTCTTTATCTGCCTTTTCAGGTTTGACATTATCTTCCTCGAAGTCTTCTAAAACTTTTTCATTTATATAAGTTTTAAATTTTTTCATTTACTTAACTTCCGCCACACTTTGTTTTAAGGCTTCTTCGTCATCACTAGGTTTCAACATATTAATAAACTTATCATTCTGTTGAACAGCACCATGTAAAGCATTTAAGTTTGCTCTCATAGTACCTAAATCATATTCAACCTTTTTTATCTCTGCATTTAGTTTATCAAATTCAGTTTTCAATAGTGCCTTTTCATTTTGTAATGTTTCTAAATCAATCATAATTTATCTCCTAATTAGGCTACTGTGTAACCGTGGCCTGCAATGATATTCCAGTTTGAGTTCTTATACATTAAAGTTACCGTTTCGCCTGGAGCATTTAATGTAATAGTAGTGTGACCATTCAATGAAGTTGGTGTAATCACTACATCATTTGTACCACTTGCTGAAGTATTAATGATTGTTTTGATTTGACCGTTATCGCCGTTTGCCAATGTACAAGGAGCAGCAGCTGATGTTGCTACTACCTCTGTAATTGATTCCGATACACTAATTGCACTTACTGTTGAACCATCACCTGTGATAGCTTGTGAAGCTTGTTTTAAACCAATCCATGTAGGAATGTTATTGAAAACATTTTCTGCACTTACTGATTTGTTGATTGGTGTTCCACTTGGGTCGTCCACAATGTGAAACAAGTCTGCCTGAGCCAAGGCTGAGCCAAGGTCAGTTAACTGTGTTATTTTCTTATCTGCCATTTTTTCTCCTTTAAACCCTTTCGGGAATTCTACTTGCGCCAGTTGACGCAATCACTTTATTAATAATATATAGGCGACCCCGAGGAGCCGCCTATACGATTTTACTTATTAGTAACCAGACATTGCAACTAGAGTAGTATATTGTACTCTACCTGCTCTACCACCTGAACCAGTTGTTTTTAAATTCCAACCGACATGTGCGATAGCACCTGATTGTGTTTCGTTGTCTGCATAATTGAATAAACCATGCGTAGCACCTGTAATAAAGGTACCAGCAGAAGCGTTTTCAAATAAAGCAGTTCTATTAGAGGTACTACCCTCTACTTTAAGACTTGCAGCTGCCCATAATGGACTGTTAGCGGCGTTGTCTGTAATTCCCCAACTTGACATATTATTCTCTCCCTTTTAGTTGTTAAATAGGTACTCAATTTTTAATATCGTACTACTATTTATAAGGGGGAAATTTAAAAGCCTAGTTTTTTCAACTCGGAAATGGTTTGTGAGGCAGTTTTGAATGTAATACCAGTTCCACCTCTTTGGGTAAACTCTTTGGTATTCTTCTCGTAATCATCAATTAGTATAGAACCAGGACTTGCATAGTTCTTTTTCTGACTTCTCATTACTAGATTGATTTTATTACTAGGTATTCCAGTGTTTCTCATAGCCCACTTCTTCTTGCCTGGAATGCAATTAGGGTCGTGAGCATGTTCTACATATGCACTTAATATATGTGGATTGTATTTCTTGACAAAGGCAAATAGTTTCTTACCCTCTGCTAACCATGGTCCGTCTGACCAAAATTTCTTGTTAGCAATGATTGGGTCCCATCGCTCTTTTCTACCAAGTTTAGTCCATTGGTCAATTGTAAGACCAGTAGTCTTTTCAATGTTCTTTACAAAGTCAAATAGAACACCATCCATATCGAGGTATATTCTTGGTAAATTTTTCATAGTGTATCCTTTTTTATTATGACTATATTATAACACAAGGTTACACATAAGGCAAGCGAAAAAAACACCTTTTTTGCTTATTTGTTGTAAGAAATCTCTGGTTTTGTATCTATTTCAGTAGGTTTTGAACCAGTATCAGTAGTTTTTTTGTTCTTATTTTGTTCTGCTTCTTTTTTAGTCTTCTCATCTGGTTCTCTCACCATATCTCTAGTATCTTCGTTCTTACCTTTGTGCATTTTATCTAATTTATTAAAGAATGCTGTCTTTTCTGCGTTAGACATTGCACCGATACCTTTACCAGCTTTTTCTAGTTCTTTTTTAAACAGGTCTTGATAAGCACTATCGTTCATGTGCTGTGATTTCTCTTTGATAATCTCTTCCAAAGAACCTGGTTTATGATTTAAATATGACATTTTAGTTTCCTTTATTTACTGTTTCGTCTTTAACTAGTCTATCTTTCAAAACGCTAGTCATTAAATTTAATGATATTTGTTGAGGTCTTTCTTGCCAACCATACCATTTTGTTTTCTTACCAGTATTCCAAGGTGGTTTTTTATCTACCGAGAAATATTGTTCAGAGGTTACATCAAAGATTTGATTACCGTCTTGTAACCACCAATGTTTTTCACCTCTATAATCTTTTGCACTAACACCTATTAAGCTGTCAGTATCAATTAAATAATATAAAGCTTGTGACGCATGGTAACAATGTCCATAATACTTTACATTGTTTACATCATTAGGATACATTACTTTTTTTCTACCTTTTAATAGTTCAGGTGTCAAATTTTCTTGTATCAAATCCATCACATGATATATCATTTTATATGGAAAAGGTTTGTATTTTAAAATTCTACTTTTATATATTACATTACCTTTTGCATAACAATGCCGTACCACTTCTTTCATAATATAAAAAAACCTTAATCTACATTAAATTCGGGGTCTGCCTTTTTAATAGCAGCTTTAACTGCATTAGGATTACCTGTTTCAATTTCAAATGAAGCATTTGGTTCTCTTTGTGTAGGTTTTTCTTTACTTTTAATTCTACCACCCGCTCTTTTAATTGCGTCTTCAACATTTTTCATATCTCTACTTGCTTCATAAGATTGTGATGGTTCATATTCTTTAAAAGCATATAGACTTGCTTCTTCTAAACTCTCACCTTTTACTTTAGCAGCTAAATCTTTATCTGCACCACCCCATGTTCCAGAGGATTTTGTTATGAATGAATTTACTCTAGCGAAAGCCCATTGTTGCTGTGTAGTACCTGGTCGGTGTCCACCTCTCCAAGCGGCCATGCCTCTATCGTAAACTTTTTTTAGAATACCGTATGACATTCCAGATTTTTCTGCTTTGTTTTTCAATCCTTCTATTTGTTCGAACATCTGTTTAGCAGGATGTTCAACATGTTCTCCAAGAATTGATTTTACCACTCTCAACGGTAACTTCATTAACTTAGCAATCTCACTTGATGACTTACCATCTTTTTGCATGGCGTCAATCTGTGACATCTTACCCTCACCATACATCTTCTTGTACTTTTGTGTGAATTGAGACGGTTTTGTTTCTGCGTCTTTATCACCAGGTGCTGGACTGTTATCGTTTTTAGTTGTATCTTTTTTAGCAAAGTGATTTGCTCTACTGTCTTTAGTATCTTTTGATAAATTTTTATAATACTTTTTAGGTTGAGTACCATCTTTTGACTTAACATCTTTGTCTTGTGGTTGTGCGTCTAAATCTTCTTTCTTACCTAGAAGTTTATCAGCAATCTCATGTCCTTTTTTGATAGTAGATTTCTCTAATGGTTTTTCATCATTGAATTTCTTTTTAGCAGTTGACATACCAATTGCATATGCTTTATCTTTTGACATATTTTCATAGGCTTCATTTGCTCTTTTTAATGCGTTAGCAACATCTTTATGTTTAGATAAACCTGTTGCAAGTTTCTCAATAGCCTTAACTGCACCTGAATAATTACCTTGTTTATATCTAGGGTCATTTAAGATACCATATGCCATTTTAATTTGTTGAGTTGAAAATTCATTAAGATTTTCTTCCCACATTTCTTTAACGGCTTCTTTTTGTTTCATCATCTTATCTTTAAGATGTTTGTATGCAATACCAACTTGAAGTAATGGCTCACCAGTTTCTGGATTTACCAACTTCTCTGTTTCTTTTTTGGTAACTTTGGCTTTCTCTGTCTCTGCTTTAGTTTTTAGAGCATTGATTTCTGCGTCTTTCTTTTCAAGTTCAGACTTTAATTTCTCTGCGTCACCACCTTCTTTTTTCGTTTCTGTATCAGCAATTTGGTCAGGTTCATTCTTCTTAGCGACCTTTTTAGGTAGTTCTTCTTCCTCTTTTACTTCTACAAATAATATTTCTTCAGCTTTTAGACCGTTTCTTTGAGCGGCTAATTGCATGTCTAATATTTTTCTCATGTTACCTTTTAACATAACCTTTGCACCTGCACCAGAACCAACTAATGTTGCTGTGACGCCGTGTTGTTTTGCTAAAGACATCATGTTAGTGACTTCTCTATCGTTTCTGAAATTAGTAATAGTACCAGTACCCTCATTGATTACATCTTCGTAAGCAGGCACCCAATCTTCTAACTTCATTCCTTTTTGTACCATTCTTGATAATGCCATGGCTGATAAGAAAGGTATCTTTTTGTTCTTTAAATCTTTTAATGCACTATCAGGTATCTTGTCAAACATTTTTCTTAATTTGTTTGCATTATCCATAGATATTCTTTTGCCTCTCAAGCTTTCATACTCTTTGGCTAATTTATCTAGTTGTGCTTTACTAAAATTTTCATCTATTAGGTCTTCATTCTCTTCAATTAGTTTTGAAATCTGATTGATGTTTGCATGTTTAATAGCAAGTTGTGTTGGAACATCCATTGCTTTAAGCATTTTCTTGATAGCAGGTGTAATATCACTTGCGTTCTTTCTTGACCATACAGTTTTTAAATTTTGAATTTGTTTTGCGTCTAGTTTAGACTTGAAATAATCATCAACATTTTCATTGTAGTCTTGTTC